CGTCACTTACCGTAATGGCATCCCCGCCGCTCAGAAGGTTGATGCTTACAGCAACAATGTACTTTTTCATTTCAGTTTCTCCTTTCAGATAGGCAACTTCCCTTCGGGGATGTCGTCGCCACCCGAAGGAATCAGCGGAAGCAGCTGTTTCATGGCTTCCTTGTCAAGTTTATGCGTGTAATACCCGATGAAGTCGGTATCACTTACCATTTCGGTTCTCAGATAGGCTAATGCCTTGTCTTTTCTCCCGAAGACCAGTACGGGGATGTGCTTCGCGAAGATAGTCCCTCTGGACTGCTCAGAGATAGCACGATAGCCGTCAGAGGTCTGCGCCGTCACGATGAACAGTTCGCCGTCTACTACTCTGTAGCGGTTGTCGTAGAACCTGTCCTCGTTGATCGCGGCGGTCGTCACCCAACTCTTCGCGATAGTACCGTCAGGGTTCATCTTCCGAATGCCAAGGTCTGCACCGAGCCGCTTATCGTCCCAGTGTTCGTTGATGCCCTTCTGTCCTACCTTAAGCTGTTCCTCGTAAGTTACTAACGGAGTACCCGCCTGATTGACGAGCCTTTCCTCTTTCGTCCCCGTAAGGACTTCCATCATTGAACGTGTTGCCATGTTACCCTCCTTATAGTGTTAAAGGCGTTCCGTAGTCGTCACGGAAGCTAGTCCTTAAGAACTCCGTGGCTTCGAGGATGAGTGAATTAAGCTCCTCACTCGGCGTGTTCTTATGCGCGGAGCAGAGGTCTCGAATCATCTCGGCGACTTTCTTGCGCTGAGTGTTCGCGTCTTCCACCTGCTCCATGTCGTATTTGTTGAAATAGATCTTCCGTACCCCCAGATGGTCGGATAACATCTTGGAGAACTGGATGGCGTACTTCTCACGCATCGGGATGATGGTGTTCAGCATCGCGTTATCAATGATCTTTTCAACGGAAACATTACCATGGATCTTGCCGATCTCAAGAAGTGTCGGGGACATGCCAAGGATCTGGGCGATGATCAAGGTATCACTCGATAACCAGTCCATGAACTCGGTCGATTTGGTGACCCTCGGTAAGTGTTCGATGTTATCGGAGAACGCATTACTAAGAAGCACTACTGCGTCAGAAGAGGATTCTTTGATCTCCTTCGCCACACGTCTGGCTTCCTGCTTGGCTTTCTCGTTTCTAGCCTCCTGCGCGCCCATGGAGTTATTCACGATCTGACCCGTGGAGACTTCGTTGTTCCCGTTGGCAAGACCGTCTTTCGGGCGAAGGATGATTCTCCCCGGCCCGTCATACTCGATGTCGTAGTTCAGATGGTCGTAGACACTTCCAAGAAGGTTCAGCCTTTCGGTATCCCTTGTGAACGGCGAGATGCCATGTAAATAGGTCGTGTCGTTTCGGATGTTCAGGAATTCCGAAGGGTCGAGTAATACAAGACCGTTCTCTTCAAAGAAGTGCTCAATATCGTAAAGGGTCGTGAAGGTGTCCCATTCGTCCGTCTTGATGTCCTTCTCAATGGCTTTGCCGTCTTTGCGGATGATGTACCCCAGGATAGCCTCGATGCCCTCGTTCTCTTCGATGAGCATCGCGTAGTAGCCTTTTTTGTAAAGGTACAGCGAGTCGTCTATCCATCTAAGCCCGCCTTCACCATAAACAGAGGCTTCGCCGATGACCGCCATCAGGACTTCGTAGTTCGTAGAGCCTTCCTTGTTCTTCGTCTCGTAAAGCCACGGGTCAAGTTTATCCCTGTCATCGTCAGGGTCGCCGGTGGTAAGACCGTTGGAGAACATGTAGTTCAGCATCCTCTTAAGGACGTAGTCAACGCCGGGAAGGTACTGGATCATCTCGTCGATATCCATCACGGTCACGTCCCCGGTGTTGGTCTTCACCTTGCCAAGGTCAGTACAGGTCGAGCAGGAAAGCATCTCCTCAAGTACTTCCTGCTGAATGTCCCTCTTCTTGCCCTTATTCCTTTTTTTGTTCTTCGTGTATCTCATATCTTCACCTATGCGATAAATGCCACGTCATACATTCCGTAAAGGATAAGGGCGTGTATCGCCAGTAATATGGCATCCAGTTCGTCAGGGGACTTGCCTATCATGTTCTTGATCTCGATCTTCGGTCTTACGATGACCTTGCCGTTGCTCTTTCGGTCACAGGAGATGTACGGCATCACGTCTTTTACCGCTTCCCACACTTGGTTACTGAATGTAACCGACTGGTCTTCGATAAGACCTTGTAAGTCAAGATGGAGTTCAGCCCTCAGGTTATAGGCGTTCACCGCAGCGTAATGGCGGAGCTTCAATCTCTCCTTGGTAGGGCCGGCACCGAAGTTGATGCCCATACAGTTGACGCCCCTTTTTAGGAGACCTTCAATCAGCCAGACACCGAAGCCTACGTCCACGCACACGAACGCGCATCCCGTCTGGTGGAATATCCTTGCAACGGTGTCGCAGATGTCCTCAGAGGTCTTCCCGTCTATCCAAGGAGTCGTCTTGATGGTCAGCACCTCGTCTACGGTCACATGGTCTGACTGGGAGCACATAGCCAAACAAAGGTTGTCCTTGCCCTTATAGGCTGCGTCTATGCCCATGAAGCGCATCTTTGACGGGGGAGAATCCTCTACCTTTACCTCGTCAAACATCCCTACGCCGCTTCTGGGAAGCTCGCACATCAGGTAACGTGTTCTCGTATCTTCACGTTTGGCGAAATCGGACTCCAGAACCGTCTTAACAGGCCATCTCTGTTCCTGGCAGGCTGTAAGAGCGTCCATCCAGATGATGATCGTTCGTTCATCAGGGTTCTCCATCGTTAAGTAGTCATAGAACACCCCCGGCTTATGCGGGTTAGAGATCATGACTAAAATCTCTTTGCGTCCATCCACTGAAGAGAACTCTCTTCGACCTATCTCGGCAAGGGATTTATCGGAAAGCTGTGCCGCTTCGTCTATGATGTACCCTGTACCGCGACCAATGGCTTTGTTATGGATGTTGTCATCGTACATTTCACCAAGGGTGATGGAATCAATGTACCCGCCCTTCGCGAAACTGACTCTTCCTTTACTCAGCGAGGAATCCAGCCTGTCGATCTTCTTCATGTCGCCGCCAAGGATGGCTTCCTTGATGTCCGGTGCAGCCTGTCTGATCGACTGACGGATGTACGACATGATGATCTCGGTCGTGTTGGCTGTTGCCGCCGCTACGGTGAGTTTCTTATTCTTGAAAGCCATCAGCGGGGCGATGTGTCCGAGGAGCCAGCTCTTTCCATACTGCGATGGACTTACCACGACAACTGTGTCGTAATCTCCCGACAGCATAGCCCCCGCTATGACTGACTGTGTAAAGTACGTCTGGAGATTGAATGCCGCCAGGAGCTCAACAGCACCTATCTCGCCCAGTCTCTTCGCTTCTTCCATCGAGACGGACAATCTTTTATAGTGCCGGGGTACATACCCTTTCATCGGGAACGTGCCTATCGTCCACTCGCCGTCATTCTCTTCCCATCGCTCAAGCAGTTTCCTCAGTCTCTTCATAAAACGACATCTCCCGACCCCCATCAGGACATGCCGCTTTATGAAACTAATGGGGGTACTTGAATTTCACTATCTCGACAGGCATCTTCTTTATCAGCATCGTCAGCTCGGCATCCTTCTCATCCATGCCTCGCTCCTTCCAATACTTTTTAGCGAAGTACTCCTGTCTCTCTCTTGCGCTCTGGTCTTCTCTTCGCATTTTTGACCCTGTTTTTGTATAAGATGCACAACAAAAAAGACCCTTGGATGCTTCCAAGAGCCTTCCCTCGGGATACAACCCCCGAGATTTTTGAGACCGTTAAAGTGGTCTAACCAAGTTTATTTGTGCAGATTGCATAATCCGGATTTTGGATTTTCGGGTTTTGGATTTCGGAAAATGGGAATCGACTTTTCTCTCCGCCCCGTGCGCGTGGGCTTGAAGCAAACGCCCGATTTCCGCATAGTCATTGACGGTCTGGTAACGTGTCCGGTTTCCTGGTGCGTCCGCGGCCGGTCTGTGCCTGCCGACTCTGCCGGTATGCCCTGCCGCCTGCGCTGCCTTCTGTGGGCTTCTCTGCGCCTGCCTGCGGGCTTCTGTGCCTGCGTTCCTTCTAATATATGCCCGTGATTCTTCCGCGCTTCCTGCGGGCGTTTACCGGCCTTCTTCGATGCTCTGCCGGATTGCTTCGATTCTGTCGGCATAGGACAGCGTCACGCCTGCGTCTGCCGTGATCCGCAACGAATCGGAATAATCCCCGCACATACGCGCTATCTGATCGGCCGCTCTGATTCTGTCCTGCGGCTTCACGCCTTCGTCAGTGGCTAGTTCAGACAGCAGGCGCAGTCTGTCATCACGGGATAATATTGCATGCTCTGCCGCTCTGCTCCGTAGCTCTTCTATCCTTAGACGAACCATAGACGCAGCTGCCGACTCTGTGTCAAGTCTGTGGGCGCTCTGCTCTGCCGTGACTGTGCTACCGTTCGGGCTATATCCTGCGGCCTTGTATGCCTTGCTCCTGCTCAATCCTGCCGCCCTGCCTTCGCAATATTTCTCTTGCCGGGCGTTAAGTTTCTTTGCCATATGTTCCGCTTGCCTTCTGCCCTTCCGGGCGGGGCTTTTCCTTCCTGCCTGCCCTGATCCGGGCGGGCGTATTCTTTCGGCCTTCTCTGCCGGTCTTCTTTCGGTCTGCGTCCCTTCGTGCTGGTATGCTCTGCCGATCTGTGGCAGCGTCTGCCGGTCTTCCTTCCATATAAGAAGAAGGCCGACTTTTTCGCCTGCCTTCCTGCATATAAGTATACCATGCTCAGGCGCTCACAATTTCCACAAATTTTCTTCACTTTCCTATTGACATATGTATATGTATCCTATATAGTATAGGTAACACAGATACACAGCAAGCCCGCAGGGCAGGAAGGGAAGAAGCCATGATGACGAAAGAGCAGGAACGCGAAGTGCTGCGGAAGATCACAGAGCTGATCAATAGCACAGACGCAGACAGCTACATTCAGACAGCGTTTACCGGCTGCGTACGTGACGCAGAACGGAACATTGACGAAGACGCAGCGTATAGCTGGCACGACAGAGCACAGAGCGCAGAGCGGAAGGCAGCAGAAGCGCAGACAGTAGCAAAGGAAGCCCGCGAAGCATACGAAGCCCTGAAGGCCACAGCGGCACAGAAAGACAAATATATCGAATATTGGAAGGACGAAACAGAAGCCGCAGGCCGTGAAAATGCAGAGCTTGCAAAGGAAGCAGAAGCCGCGAAGGCAGAAGCAGACGCGCTCCGGCAGGAAGTAATTGAACTGAAGGCGCGGCTTTACGACTTCATGACGAAGGGCTGAAAAGCCCGCCTTAATGCAGCCGCAGCCGGTGACAAGCCCGGAAGAATGCAGAGTCAAGGCGATGACACAGAGCGCCGCAGAGCGGCAGAAGGGAAAAGAGCGATGAATAAAAAGCAGATCGGCATGGTATGGAGCTACGAACACGCGAAGGCAGAAACACTTTATGAGGCATACGGCAGACCGTCATACAACAAAGTGCGGGCATTCCGTGACTGCGAAGCCGCGAAGGCCGCCCACAATGGATACGGGGCGCGCATTCCTTCCGCAAGCTGTCACTTCTTCACATACGCATTCAAGTATCGCGATGACGCAGGCGCGGAACGTATGTACTACGATACGGGCCGCAACGTTTACGACTTCGCCCTTGCCTGATCGGCAGGGCCGCCCCGCAGCCCTAACGAAGGCCGCCCGGATCACGCCCGGGGCGGGGCTTTATCAGAAGACACAGCAAGCCGAAGAACGGGCCGCCTGCTTATGACGCAAGGGCAAGGCAGACGGAACGCGAAGGCAGGAAGGAAGGAAAACATGAAAGAAGTCACATACATAGCAAAGGGCAGAGAACACAATTTCTGCCGCTGCGGGGATCATTTGGAGCGCGTCACGCTTTACAGAACATGGGAAGCAGGCGGCCTGCTTTACGGCTACCGCGACCGCTTCAATGTGATCTGTATCGCGAAGGAAAACATTGTTTCAGTCATTGAAGACCGATAAAGGAAGGAAGGACAGCATGAAGGATATAAAAAGCATGTTCGCGCAGGCAGTCACAGACCACAGCCCGCAGCATGAAATTGTCGCGTACTTCGCAGGCGGGCAGGAAGCAGTCTATACAATGAACATTTTCGGCCTGCTGCGCAGTGATCCGCAGTGCGTCACGATCGTTGACGCGCAGACGGGCGAAGTTATTTTCTGCCGGTAGTCGGCAGGCAGTCGCGAAAATAGGAACGCCCGCAAGGGCGGCCCGGATCGTAGCCGGGCGCGGCTTTTCACAGAAAACAAGCGCGGCATAGCCGCAGGAAGGAACAGAACATGGCAAGGAAAGAATCAGCATACGGCCTTTTCAATATGGCCGAAGTCAGCAAGCAGGTAAAGAAGGCCGACACGATTTTCTGGTATATCGCGGAAGACGGAGCAAACGTAGTAAGTGACGGGCATTTTATCTTCCGATTCTTCGGAACGTGTGACGCGCTCTTTGCACGTTTTCAGGCGAAGCCCGCAGGCGTACCGCTGAATAGCACGAAGGGCCGCGAAGTATTCGAAGCTCCGACGCTTCGCGAATGCTTCGACAAATTCCTTGACGCAGAGCAAGACGCCGAATGCGCAGACACG